AAATACTAGAATCAATGGAAAACGGGTATAAATACAGCAATATATTATTAAAAATGTATTTAAGATCGCTCAAAAGAGACGGATTGCTAATGTTTAAAGAGACAATTCCTTATGATTTAAAAATGATTTCTACAATAACTGGTCATAATATCAATGATGTAAAGCAATCCCTGGTATTATTTCAGCAAATGGGGCTTATTGAAGTTCTTTCTAATGGGGCAATTTACATGATGGACATTCAAAATTTTATAGGTGAGTCTTCAACAGAAGCAGATCGAATAAGAGCATATAGAAATAAAGTCCAAGAGAAAAAAGAAAAATTATTAGATTCCGAGAACACAGGCAGTGTAAGCGATATTACAAATGTTGTTTCAGATGATGTTACAAATGTACAACATAAGAACGACATTTCTACACCAGAGTTAGAGTTAGAGATAGAGTTAGAGAAAGAAAGACCGTCGGAAAATGATTCCGACACTGAGTCTTCTGGAGATGAATTTTCTATTACAAAAAAAGAAAATGGTCGTTATGATTATCCAGAAGAATTTGAAAGAATATATAACCTTTATCCGTATCAGCGAGGAAATAAGCTTGCAGGTTGGCGGAAGTGGGCAGCAACCAGAAGAAGAGGGGTTCCTGAGGAAGATTTAATACAAGCAGTTAAAGCTTATGCTGCTAAATGTAAGCGAGAAGGAACTGAAGAACAATGGGTTATGCACATTAAGAAGTTTTTTGGCCCTGATAGATATTATGAGACTTATTTAAACAAGAATGATGGCCCAGTCGCTGAAGATAAAGAAAAAAATAGATTAGAAAAAATAAGAAAAGAGCAGGAAAGAAGGGCTGCTAAACATGGATGACAATGTATTTTATGATCATGAACTCGAAAAAGGCTTTATAACTTCAATACTTTCTAATCCAGAACTGTTTGCTGATGTAGTAGATCAGATAAATATAAATTCATTTCACAGCAAATATTGTTCAGAAATATTCAAAAAAATGCAGCAGGATTATTTAAAAGATGGAGATATCAAAAAAACTCAAATAATGCTCTATTCTACAAACAAATTTGGAGAAAATAAAACAGAGGAAATTTTAGATAATAAATATTTTGTGCCAATGGAATTAGAGACCATAGTTGATAAGTTAAACGATATCAGAGATAGACGCCAGGTAAAAGAATCGCTAAATAAAGCTTATAACCATCTCAAAAATACAGACTTAGGACCAGATGAATTTAAGTCTAAAGTACAGGACGAGATATTTAATTCAACCAGCAAAAATTTAGAAAAAAACTTAATTCATAGTGTAGAAGATATTTTGATGGAAAGCTTCAGGAGATTTCACGAACGCCAGGCTGGTAAAACAGCAGAAAAAATTAAAACTGGATTCAGATCATTCGATATTATGACTGGCGGATTAAGCAGAAAACACTTGTCTATCATAGCTGGACGGCCTTCGATGGGAAAAACTTCAATGGCAACAATTCTATTACAAAAAACTTTAGAAACCAGCAATATACCAAGTCTAGTATTTTCTATGGAAATGTCGAGAGAAAAGCTTATCGATAAAATTTTGATACAGCGAGCTCAAATTTCTGCAAGTGATTATTATGCAATTAATAAAAAGTCAGAACTAGATTTAGATAAAATGTCAAAAGCTGATAGAGAAGCAGAAGAGGCCAGGCGTAAAATCTTAGATAAACAAATGAAAGCATTAGACATTGCTCGCAACTGGCTTGTAGAAAAACCACTAAAGGTTGTTGAAAAAAGAGGGTTAGATATAAACACTATTAAATCAATTTCAAGAAAAGTAGATAATCTTTACGAAAATAAACTTGGCTTAATAATTATTGATTATCTAACCTTAATCAGAATTAGTGCAGTGGGGGGGAGATTAGACAAAGGTTATGCGAATGCTGCAAGAGATTTGAGAGATTTATCAGATGAACTCAACTGTCATGTAATGCTACTGCACCAAATTAACAGAGATCTAAAGAATAGATCAAATAAAAGACCTCAGTTAACGGACCTCCGTGAAAGTGGGGAACTCGAGGAAGCTTCAGATGTCATTGGTCTTCTAAACAGACCAGAATATTATAAAGCACGCGAAGAAGGAATAGAAGAAGAATTATATCAAGACGATGCAGAATTTATTATTGCTAAAAATAGAGAAGGGAAGACAGGCACTATATCTGTAAATTGGATCCCTGAAATTTTAACATTCCAAGACTACCTGGATAAACGAGTTTACGGCCCTATAAATTACTTAAGACAATAAAAAAGACTCTGCTTGCGACAGAGTCAGAAAGAAAAATATTTTGCGAGGTATCTTAACTATGAGTATATCAAAAAGCTATCACGAAAAGCAAATAGAGAAAATAGACAAATTAATACAGAAATCATTTTGGCTAAAGCACAAAAGTTATTGGTTTTTAAATAAGTGGAGAAGTGAACACTTAAGAGAACTCAAAAAATCAGAAGAAGAATTAGCTTAACCTCCGTCTCGACTGGGCCAACACTAAAGAACAAATATAAATCTAAAGGGAAAACAAGAGCGTTGATCACCTGAGGTCTGGGCCAGCACTTAAAACCTAAAACCCTTAAAGAGCGGGCGGGGGGGAAGTTCGTACGAACTTAAAAACATAAAACCATTAAAACCAAAGAGGAGCGATAAAAATGAGTGAAATTACTAAAAAGAAATGCAATCGTTGTTTAGAACTAGAGAAAGGTTTATCTGATGGCCCAGGTGATGATCTTGAAGAAAATTTAATAGATGAGGTTATCAAACATAGAAATATAACTTTAAATTGGGCTAATAATTTTCTAGAAAGACATGATCCGATTGATAGAGTCTGTGAAGAATTTTTGAAAGAGACTATTTATCAGGCTTTAGTTGATAAAGATGAAAGTTACAGCAATCCAGAGGGAGATATTTATTATGCTATTAATGGTCAGCTGCATAAAGCTGTAATCACCCTGGTGAAAGTGGAAAAAGAGGAATTAGAGTCCCTGGGAGATTGGAGAAATAAGATGTTTCCAAATAATGAGCTGGCCCAGTCGTATAAAAAGGAGCATAACCACAGCTTAAGTGAGGAAAATATTGATTTTGAAACAGTTACAGACTACATTCAGCAGCTGAAAGATGAAAGGGATCAGTTACTGCAGCAATCAAAAGTAGTTTTAAATGACTTTCAGATAGATACAGGCTCAATGCAGGTTTTAAGAGAGATTGTAGAGGAGGTTAACAATGCTGATCAGTAATGAAGAAAGAAATAATATGATTAAAATTTTTGGTGAAGAAGCAATTAAAAATTTAGAGATAGCTGAAAGTCCTAATAGTTCAGCTGAGGAAAAGGAGCATGCTAAGTTTTGGCTGCACAGAAAAGTATTATTAACTTTCAAAGAAATGATTGAGGAAGATCTCAAAGGGACCAGGGACTTAAAAAAATTCATAGAGGAAAATGAGTCTAAAACGAGTGAAAAAGAGAGGATCAGAAAAGCCAGAAGGCTCAAACAGGGACTTGAAGACTCTCTTTATACTTTCGGTAAGACAATAATTGATCATTTAGTTGAGTTTGAAAAAGTTGCTAAAGTAAAAGATTTAGCTGCTATTATTCAAAAGGAGCCTGAAAGGCTGAGGGAACTGGCTAAAAACTTTGATGAGCAAAGAGATGAATCATTATTTATGTTTTTGATTTATACAGAAGGAGCCGAAGGCGAAGAGAACCCGCTGGCCCGCTCGGTGCATCACTATTTATTAACCAGGGCAGAAAGTGATCCAGAATTTCAAAAAGTATTTTTAAATAAATTAGATGAAGTTGAAAAAGGAGAAAAACGGGCTCATTTAGAGCTCATTAAAAAATAAATTTATATTTAGGTAGTATGAAAAAAGAAAAATTAGTGGGAAAGGAGGTGGTTCCAGTGGGTATGAAGCTTAAAGATTTTAAGAATGACCCTGAAAAGTACGAAGAAATCAAAGCTAAATGCAGATCATTAAATATTGATCCTGATGATGAAATGGAAGTCAGCGAAATCTTAGCAGCTATGAATAGTAAGAGTGCCAGATTAAAACTAAAGGCTCAAAATTTAGCTAAGACAGCTGATAAAAAAAGGCGACAAAAAGGACTTAATTAAAAACAATCTATAAATTTCAAAAGGAAAGGAGGTGCAATCTATTATGGCAAGCAGAACTACTTATCAAACTCATTTTTTGCTCGGAGCTAAAGTCCAGTCTTCAATGAACAAATCCTTTGCTAAAGTGCAAAAGAACATGAAAAATATCAGAAAAGGAGCTGGTTATACCGAAAGTGCTTTTTCTAAACTCGGTAGAACTGTCAAAAATGCTTTTGCTGCAGCTGGTATTTATTTTGGTGCCAGAGCTATAGTCAGAAGTTTTCAGAGTGTAACTACATCAGCAATGAATTTAAATGACAAGATGGCCGATGTAGCAACACTTTTAGACGGAGATGCCAAAAAGAAAATAGGAAACTACAAGGAAGAAGTTCAGGAACTGGCAATTGCAGTTGGAAAATCTTCTGACGAGTTATCAACAGGGTTATATAAAACAATTTCTGCCCTGGGTGAAAGTCCTGAATCAATGAAAATATTCACTAAGATTGCAGAAAATGCAGTTGCAGGAAATGTTAAAGTTGCTGACAGTGTGGCTTTTGTTACTGGAACTATGAAAGCATATGGTGAAGAAGGACTAGCAGCAGCTGAAAAAATATCAGATTTAGGTTTTCTAGCTGTAAAACATGGAGATACAACTTTTCCTGAATTAGCTAAAAACATGGGAAAAGTAGCTCCAATAGCGTCCAGCCTAGGTGTAGGTATGGAACCTTTATTTGGTGCAATGGCTACTTTAACTGGTGTTACTGGTAACACTGCAGAAGTTGCAACAGGTGTAAGAGGAATAATGAAAGCATTTATAAAACCTTCTTCTGATATGCAAAAAGTATTCGCTGGCCTTGGATATTCTTCTGGTGAAGCTATGATTAAAGCGAGAGGTTTTAAAGGGTCGCTTGAAGTTTTGAGCAAAATAACTGGAGGATCTACTCAAGAAATGGGTAAATTATTCCGTGAGACAGAAGCTCTGACCAATGTTTTAGCTTTAACTGGAGATCAGGCCGATGCTTTTACCAGAAAGACAAAAGCAATGACCGATGCAGAAAATGCTAGTAAAAAGGCATTTGAAACCAAAATAAGCACAACTAAAGCCTTATGGAATCGGTTTAAACAACTTGGAGGTACCATAAAAGAGGACTTCGGAAATGTTACTCTGCCTGGCTTAAACTCTGCTTTAACTAATGTTCTCAGCAATTCAGAGGGAATAAGAAATAAATTTAAAGCAGTTGCAGGTCAGCTCGGAAGGGTATTTGAGGTTGGTGCTGCAGCATTTAATAGCGTGAAAGAAGCTATAGATGACAATAGCATGAGAATTTTATTTCTAAAAATGAGACTAAATGTTGTCAAAAGGAGCTTTTCTAATGCTTTTCAAGCAGGGAAACCCGCTTTAAACTGGATGATCAACACGGGAATACCTGCAGCAGTTGATGTGCTGATCAGTTTATCCAATAAAGCTTTAGATGTCTATAATTTCTTTAATGATAATTGGACAGCTATAGAACCAATAGTTTTCGGAATAACCTCAGCACTTGTAGCTTATAAAACGGCTCAGCTTGGTGTAATTGCCGTGCAAAAAGTAGGAATGATAGTGCAGAGTATTTCTAAAGCTTACAGCACTTTTCAGGGAATAATGAACGCTGCCAGATACTCAACGCTTGCAGCAAGTAAGGCACAGGTAGCTTTAAACCTCGCAATGTCAGCTAACCCTATTGCAGTTGTAGCGATAGCGATAGGAGCTTTAGCAACAGCAGGGTACCTGGTGTATAAGAATTGGGATAAGATACTACCTAAATTACAAGCTTTTTATGATCTTATCAGAAATCTACCTGTCGTTGAAGCTTTCGTAAGTGGAATAACCGACATTTATCAGTCAGGAAAAGACACATTTAACGGCCTGGTTGACTTTGTGAGTGGTGTTTTCACTGGCAACTGGTCAAAGGCCTGGGACGGAGCTGTACAGGCTGTCGGAGGTGCTTTTTCAGTTCTCGGTGATCTGATTAAGCTTCCAGTTAATAACACTATTGGTCTGATTAATACTGCTATTGCTGGTATTGGAAAGATTGATGTTACAATCCCTGATTGGGTCCCAGGAGTCGGAGGGAAAAACTTCGGACCTGATATCCCAAAAATACCACTGCTGGCAAAAGGAACAAATAATTTTGGTGGTGGTCTCGCAATAGTTGGAGAACAGGGGCCCGAGATGGTTAATATGCCGAAAGGCTCTCAGGTAACTACAGCCAGTAAGACTGAAACTATTATTCAGAAATTAAAAGAAGCTCCTTCGAGAGCGAGCCAAGTTCTGAATAATTTAAAATCTGATAATTCGACAAAAAATACTAAAATTGAAATCAATATCGAAAATATCATAAAAGGAAACGCTGATAAAAAAGAATTAGATCGGTCAAATAGAGAATTAAGGGAGATGATCGAAGAAGTATTCTTTGATTTAGGCGGAGATCCGAGAGTTGATTTCAGTTAAAAAAAGGAGAATGTTAAAAATGAGCATTAAAGATAAAATTAATTCACTGATCGGAAACTTTGAAGATGAGACCATTGTAGATGAAGATAACTCAAACAATCAGGAGTCAGCCAGTTCGCTGGCTTCTGACCCTTTAGCATTGAAAAAGAGAGACTATGAAGAAGCTAAGGAGGAATTTCTGAATAAGGTTAAAGAAATAAGAGATCTGCATAGTGATAGAGAAAAGAAAATCAAAAAGAATATTAATTATTTGCAGTCTGAAAAAGAAAAATTAGAAAAAGAGTTATCTCAATACAGAGCTGATCTTGTTGAAGCAGAGCTGCAGGGAAAGAGCAGCAAAACTGATAATCTAAATAAAAAGATTTCAAATGCTAAAGATGAGATAGCAGAACTGGAAGAACGAATAGATAGTTATAAAGCAGCTGGCTCTATTCAAATCAAACCAGAGCAAAGAAAAGAATTGTTAGAGCTTTATCAAGTAGTCGATAAAAAAAGAATTACTTATAGAAAGGCAGGCCGTAAAAGGCAGGAGCAACTTAAGGAATTAAAAAAACAATTGGAAAAAGAAATAGAGAAAGTTCGTCATATTTTCGACAGACCTGGTTCGCTTGATGTCATCAACAAGCTAAGCATTATTGAGCATTTAATTCATGAACACGGTAGAGTTGAAATGCTTAATCATGAAAGAGAATCTATGTATAAAGACTGGCTAGAAGGAGATAAATCATATAAGAAATATCTCGAAGGCTATGTTCACAAAAAAGAATAACTAAAAATAACAGTCTGTTTTTTTGCTGAGACTCTCCTCCAATTTAATTTTACCAATACTAAACGAGTCTCACATTAGCCAGCAGACGATCATCAATAGATAGCAGCCTGAATGCTGAGAGGTTTAACCTTCCTAAAAAGGGGTAGGGCTCCACACTCTACCTCTACCTCATCAGCCCTCAGAACGCACGAGAATAGGCCTAAAAACCGCGGGTCCCTCTGACAATCCTAACTTGCGGTGACGCTGAATCCCAAAAACTGGCTAGATTTCGCATATTTTAGGGCGATTTCCTTCCATTTTTAGAAAGGAGAATATAAATGAGCTATGAAGTTAAGAGTAAAGAACTGGCACGAATACTTGGTATAACAGTAAGGAGAGTAAATCAACTTGCAGATGAAGGAGAAGTCTTTCAACGCGAGGTGAGTGGAAATTTCGATTGTGTAGAGTGTGTAGCAGCTTATTATAACAATAAATTTACCGACGAAGATTACAAGGAGCAGTATAACAAAGAGCGGGCTCTGCATGAAAAAGCAAAAAGGGAAAAGGCTGAGATTGAGCTTTCTGAAATGAAGGCTGAAGTTCATAAGGCAGAAGATATTGAGTTTTTTATGACTGATATGCTAACTACATTTAGAAATAGAATGTTATCAATACCGTCAAAACTGGCTCCACAGCTGACAGGGGTTAATAATACTAATCTTATAAGCTCAATGTTAAGAAGTGAAATCATGCAAGCCTTAGAAGAACTTTCAGAGTATGATCCAGAAGAAATTTCAGGCACCAAACCACCTGAGGAAGAGATCAGAAAAAAAGAGGAAGAACTTGAAGAAATTAAAAACCAGGAGGAAGAGGAATAGATATGATTAAATCAGATCAAGGCAATTATTGGGAAGCTGAAGAACCAGAAGTTATTGATAACGGCAGTCTGCTGCTTAAACATTATGAAGAACACGGAGCTTTACAGCTGCAGATGAAAGGAATTGACGCCAAAACAGGTGAAAGTTATGCTAAAAAAGGTCTAAATTTGAGAAAAGAGGTTTTATTTAAGCAGCCAAAGATGCTTGAAACTCTGGCTTTTATCTTTTCAGAGTGGCTGCATGAATATGATAATCAAATAGCAGACGACTAAATTTGTGCAGGGAGGACTTAAAGTGCTGACAGTAGATGAATTTGAGCAATTTGTTATAATGGTGCTGACTAAAAAAATGCAGGAAAAGCTGAAATTTTTAAAAATACGAGCTGAACATAAATTTAAAGATGACGATTATTATTGCCTGACTGCTGTCCGTTTTGATTATGCAAAAACTGCTAACAGAACAGGGATATCAGATCCGACAGCAAACAGAGCTGTTCTTCTTGCTGATGTTTCACTTTTAAGGCAGCGAGTTTATGATTTATTTGTAAATTTAAACAGGATCATTGAAGCTGAACTAAAAAAATTAAAAAAATTTGAATTGAATCTAATAAAAAAATATTTAAAACTCATACCAGGTGAAATAAGTTCTTATAAATATAAGCAGGCCAGAAAGTTAATAAAGAGAATACAAAAACCATTTTTAGAATGGGTTGATCAGTCTCAAGTCTGGGATAATGCTGGCTTTGAAGCAGAAGATTTAAGCGAAGATGAAGAATTTAAAGAGATTAAAAAAATTGAAGAAGAAATAAATCAAAAAGATGAACCAGAAATTGAGACTGATGAGCTCTCAGAAAAAGAAAAGTTTGATAATGGTTTATATAAAATAACCAAAAAATCAAGAGCTTTTGCAAAACAACCTCAGAGAATTCAGGTAGAGTTATACAATATACTTAAAATGAGTTTTACTTATAAAGAAAAATTGCTATTTGAGTCTGTTTATGAGAATGATCAAGATATTCACCTTGCTGCAACAAAATTAAGTGATTCCACAGTATCCGTGGCCACGGCCAAAAAAATGTTGAATAAGTTAGACGATAAAATAGTAAATTTCTTTTAAAAATGCTGATATCACAGGCCTTAGAAGCAAAAAGCTGTCCTGATGTACATGCAGTAGAAAACTTTTTGCGTTATCAGCGTCTAAAATACTGCTATGACAGTGGTTATAAGCAATATTGAGGGTGTTACGAATACCTTTATAAGCCCTAATACCTTTTTGATAGCTACCCCCTTAAATGAGTCCAGTTATCTGCTGGACTTTTTATGTTTTATGAAGGTTTTTAGCTGTTAATGAATAAATAATAGCAATAAGACCTAAAAAAATAGGAGGTAAATCAAAAATGGAAGAGCTGACGATTAAAGAAGCAGCTGATTATTATGGAAAATCGGAGTCCTGGATCAGAAAGAAAATTCTTTCAGGTGATCTCAAAGCAGAAAAAGTCCAATTTAAGTACGGGAAGAAATGGTTAACTACAGAGAAAAATCTTGATAATCTGGCTAAAAGATTAAATGAACAGTCAGTTAAAGAAAATCAAGTAGTAAATATCAGAGAAGTTAACCGACCTATTTCAGCCGAAGAAATCAATAAGCAGTTTAAACAGCTTATTTCAGCCGAAAATGAGAAGGCAGGGCAAGAGGTAATAAATACAGTGGTAAAAGAGTTTAAACAGGCAAATGAGCCGATTCTGGACGAATTTAAGGCACTTTCAAACCAATTAAAAGATAAAGATGAGAAAAATCAAAAGTTACATAGTGAAATTAAAGATCTGATCAGCCAAAAAAATGATAAAGAAAAGCTGATTCAAAAGCTAAAAAATCAGCTCCAGGATAAGGATCAGATAATTGAAAACCTCAAAAAAGAAAATAAGCAGCTTAAAATTAAGTTGAAACAGGAAAGTGAAAAAGGGATAATCAATAAAATACAAAGAGTTTTTAAATAGTTTACCAGTTGCTGCAGGATAATCTCTGCAGTTGTTTTTTTATATTAAATCAAGAGAAATAATTCACATATATAATTATATGGTCTAATATTTTATTTTAAAAAACAAATCAGACCTGGTGGACTTAAGAAAAAATTTTCTGCTGCAGACTATTGATAGACCAGTATTTACTTGAATTCTATTTCAAGGGGTTTAAGAAAGAATTAATTATTTTTTTGGCTGTCTATAACTTTATATTTCTGGCCACTAAAATTATCTTCTGACATTTCAAAAGATAAGGTTCTAACTATACCAAGAAAGTGGGCAAAGTGGGGTAAATGAAGCTCTATAAGGGGTAAATGAAGCTCGACACACCGTCATGATGGAAATTTAACCCCTTCAAACCTTAAATATACCCCCTAAAACCTTAAATAAACCCCCTTTTTTGTTAATATGACTGATTTATAATTTGATTCCGATTCAAAACATAAATTTTACCGATTATTTAGTTATTTTCAAAAAAAGTTTTGTACAAATTTGAGAATATGCTATAGTTATAGAAGTTAGTTAATCAGTTCAGATAAACCATTGATATAACGACAATCATAGACAATTAAAGGCACTCAAAAAACAGCTTAAACACCACCAGAAAAGCACTTAAGAAAAAGAGAATCTTAATTTAAGTCATTTCTGGTTGGCAGCTAAACTGCTTCAGCCGTGAGGAAGGAGGAGAGCTGCCAGGGAACACTCAAAACCACCCGAAGAAAAACGGCAGTTATTATCGGGTTAAATAGATTAATTGGAGGTGATAAATTTGAATACTCGAGAATTAAGAAATATTTTAGAAGAAAGAAAGAGTGAACTGAAAATAAAAATAGCTAAAGAAAGAGCAAAATCATTTAATAATCCTATGGAAATCATGGAAAAACAAATGAGATTGGTCGAATTAAACTCTATTTTATACATTATTGAGCACGGAACAGCTCCAGAACTTGGAGATCAGACCAAAACACTGGAACAGATGAAAAGTTACATGCACAATCAAATTAAGCAGAATGTAGCCAGTGAGCTACAAAATCAGGGCAAATAACAGCAGAAAGGGTAGATTGATATGATAGCAGCCAAAACAGAAAGACTGAAAACTAACTCAAATTAAAACTGATCAGAGCCAATAAAAAAGACCAGCCAGGTGGCTGATCTGTTAAGTCTTAATTAAATTTTGTTGGTTGTGATGAGTTTTAGTTATTCTTCTTGTTCTCTAGTGTCTTCCAGAGGTTCAATCATTTTAATATTTCCTTTTGGAATTAAAATGACATTTAGTTTATGCATTAAAAATATGTTATAAGTATCTGAATTAATTATAAACCCCTTTATATAAGTGCCGTCATTAAAATAAACTTTAGCTCCTAGATCTTCTTTTTCGAAACTCTCTATATATTTGTCAAAATTAGAAAAGTTAATTTTTTTCTTTCTGAGATCGCTATTATGAGTCTGTTCAGCCATGCTGGACATAAATCCACCCTCTTTTTAAATAATATTTGCAAAACTCTTAAAAAAAGTGTATCATTAAATTCAGAGCAATACAATTATTTAGAAATTAATCTAAAAATTACATATAAAAAAATTAAAAGCCCAGTCGGTGCGACAACACCACTGAGCAGACTGCCACTTCTCCTACAAGCAGCAGATTTTTTTGTTAATTCAATTATACCAAAAAGGTTGAGAGTTGACAAGAGTTTTTAAAATAAATCTAAAGGACTTGCCAGAGAATGCTGGTAGGTCCTTTTCTTATTTTCTGCAGAAAAGGTTGCAGGTTAGAGGAATAACTGCAATTAAAAAACTGCCGACGGGTAGGGACCGTCGTTTGAGCTAGCCAGGGAAAACTAAAATTATCTACTCATTGACCCATGAGGATATAGTGGGCAGTCAGCTGGACTTACAGCCAGTTTAAGTTAATAACTTAGCTGATCAGTATTAAACCTGTGCCTGGGACTTAAATTCCAGTTATTCAGGACAGGTTATCAGACTACTCGGATAAAAGAGCAACCCGTCCCAATTGAACGCCTTAAAAAGCCGATTTAAAGCTTTTGAGGTTAGTAAAGGGGAAGAGGCTAGTGATAATGGTAAAGTTGGACCTGAGCATTGTTAAGCTAGTCAGCAAGCGGTGGCCGAATCATGCTGCAGAGCTTGTTATGTGAACGACACTGCCGACACTGCGGTGCTAGTTAATACTTCCCTCTTTTTGTATTTTCTTAATGCAAAGGGGGAAGTATGCTCACTTCTCAACCTCTCCAACAGTGCTAGCTGTTCAAACCTGCTCATTTGAAGGCTAAACGAAAGCAAACAAACATTAAGCTTAAAGTGAGCTACTTACCTTAAAATTCAACTTGAAATGAATGATAACAGCTTGTCTATTCTCATGAATGAAAGCTAAGGTTTTAGCGATAAATTACATAAAAGTATATAGATATCAAAAAAACATTGAGAAAATGCTTTTAAATAACATAGAAAATGAGATTTAAAAAAATAACATAAAAGTAGTATAATTAAATAGATCAGGAAAGAAAAATGTTAAAAAAGCTTGGAAGTTGTAAAATTTAGTTCTAAAATGTCGAAATTTGTTAAAGAAATGAGAGGTAAAATATTTTTTTACTTAAAAAGCGAACATAGGTTTAAAAGGTGGGGGTAAAATGACTGTTAGAATTTTAGTTTATGCCAGCGAGAAATATTATTCAGCCCTTTTGATTGCTGGAAAGCACACTAAAAAAATTAAAGGACCACTCAAAGCAGCTGGAAAATTAGAGAACACTCTAAAAACAGTTATAAAAACACTAAAAATGCTGAAATATCCAGTTGAGATTGAGTTGATCACTGAGTATTCTATTTTTAGCAACCTCCAGGAGCTCGGGAGACCAGAATTTAAAAGCAGAAAAGAAGTTTCAGAAAATATCGACCTCTGGAAAGAATTATTTCAGCTGATCAAGCAGCATAAATATTTTAGTCATTTTTTGAATGACAAGAATCAACAAATATCGAGGGAATTTAATATTTTGAGAAATGATTGTCTCTATAAGCGATAAAAAAGCAGTAAAAATGCAATTATTTTGATGAGAAGGGTTGAATTTTCACGATAAAAACTAAATAATAAGAACGAGAGGTGATTTTTTACCTCTCAAAAAGAAAAAACTGCCTTCGAGGGCAGTTTAAAGTTCGTCATCACGCCGAGATAGAAAGGAGGTGATGACTATGAATATCCTTATTTTCTTAGACTTTAGATTTAATCTAAGTCTAACCATTGTTTTAGGATTGTTCATTGTGCTGACTAAATATCTAAATAAATAGTCAGCCGAACGACCTCAGATAAGCTGATCCCTTATCTGGGGTTTTTCTTTATCTAATATCAGTTTAATTCAACTTGATCTATTTGTCAAATAACATTGTATTTAAATTAAACCAGAGATCAGTTGAAATTCACATAAAGTATAAAATTAAGCAGCAATATTTAAAAGTTCTTTTAAAATACTAATTTTACTGGCCCTGGTGCTTAAATTGGTGATCACAGAAGTAAAAAGTTGGCCTGGACTACATGCAGCAGAAAACTTTTTTCGTTATCAGCGTCTAAAATACTGCTATGACAGTAATTAGGGAGGTTTTAAGTTGAATTTTGAATTAATAGCTAAAGAAATCATTGAAAAAAGAGTTGATCAGGAAATTGAAAAACATTCTTTGTTGATGAAAGTAAGTGAAGTTAAAGAAATTTTAGACATTCACGATGACGGCCAGATTTATAAAATGCTAAATAATGACCAGATACCTGGAGGAAAAAAGATACCAGGACTCGGTTGGAGAGTAAACAGAGATAAGTTTTTTATCTGGTTATATTCTGACAGCGATTTAATTTAAAATAGAGGGTCTCAAAAACCCTTTATCAGATGCTCAACCCCTTATGAGAGTTACCCCCTTAAAATATTTGAAAGAGGTTTTAAATTCACTGTCAATTCATGGTTTAAAAGCACTTTTAAATTAATAATACCTTTACGATCTAAATTCTTGCATAGACTTATTATGCTGTGATAAAATATTAAGTGGGTAAGAGTAAACTTACCTTTAGGATTTTAATTTCCAATTTGTATCTCATTTGAGAAAGCCAGCTGTAAAAGGCTGGTTTTTTTATTTGCGTTATTCTGGCCAAAGATAGCGGTAGCAGCAAAATCATTGTTATTTTAAATATTTTTGGCAGCCAAAGTTTGGTTTTTAACTTTTGTGCCTATGCTCATTTTGGTAGTTTCACAGTGAGACAAGCAGATATGATTTAGTCGTTCGGAATGTGGACAAGCAGATTCGATTCTCCAGAATGTGGAGAAACATATTTAGTCCTCAAAATTTTGGAGCACTAAACTATTGTGTAACAATTGCACAATAAAGTGATCCTCTCAAAAAAATAGAAACAGAGCTGATCCTCTAGAGGATTAAATTTGCTAGTCTAATTGTTGAACTACCACTGATAAAAATTTACACCAATTTGATTGTTTGAAATTCCAACAATCGATTATCGCAAATTGCGAGAAATAAACCTGCTGCACATTAATTCGGTCGTGCAAAATTTACACAAGCAAAAATGGTCTTCGGAATTTCAGATGAGCAAAATAAGTAATCTGAAAGCTAAATAAAAGCACTTTTAAATTATTCTGGAAAATACATATTTTCTGGAGTAATTTTTTTATTATTAAAAATGAATGTAACCTTTTACCGATTATGTTACATTAGTGAAAATTAAAGAGATTACTGTTATATCAATGATTTAGTTAATTTTATAGTTTTATCATTATCATTATTATAATTATTACTTTGTAATGTTGCGTTGAATGTAATAAAATAGACAAAAGGAGCTGATTTTATGCAAAAAGTAAAACCAATTCGAGATAAGGAAAAAATAAATGAAATGAGAGCCGTTTTAAAAAGACAGAACTATAGAGATTATATTTTATTTGAATTTGGAATTCATTCTGGATTGAGAATATCAGATCTGCTGCAGTTAAAAGTTAAAGATGTAAAAAATACTTATCATATTACATTAACCGAAAAGAAAACTGGCAAATTTAAAGAGTTTGATATTAATGAGCGGGTAGAAAAACAAGTAAGCGACTATATTGTTGGTATGGAAGATGAAGAATATTTATTTCAAAGCAGAAAAGGTGAGAATAAACCAATCGGCAGAGTCCAGGCTTATAGAATTTTAAGAAAAGCAGCTGATCAGATTGGTTTAAAGAAAATTGGGACTCATACTTTAAGAAAAACCTACGGTTACTGGCATTATAAAAGAAATAAAGATGTAGCTTTGCTGCAAAGAATATTTAATCACAGTTCTCCGTCAATAACTCTTGAATATATTGGAATTTCTCAGGAAGAAATTAATAAAAGTACCAGAGAATTTTATATTTAAAAATCGTATTGGTAAAATTTTTATAAAAAATTATTTGATTTTTTAATTTAAAAATGTTAAAATGTTTTTAATCCAATAAAAAAGGGGGATAAATAATGAGTGATGATAAAAAAACTCTAACAGTTCAGATAGATCCAGAGCTGCACAAAAAACTTAGAACTAAGTTGAGTCTTGAGGGTAAAACTTATAAAGACTGGGCGATTGAGCAGGTCAAACGGTATGTAGCAGATTTAGATATTTAAAGTTAGTCGGTATTATTCGATACCCTTATAATAAAAAAAGGGGGGGTGATAACTATCGGTCGAGTTAAGGTCTTTAATGATGAGAAAAATATCATTTTAAAAGATAAAGATAATGAAATTCTCGAAATAATGACAGCTGGTCAGGCAAAAAGTTTAGTTGAAAGATTAGTAACTGCAATTGAAGAAAGGAAGTGATCACTTTGGCTTTAGCAATTAAAAGAGTAACTTTAAGCCGTGAAACTGGGACTGTGCAGAAAAGAGAGGTAGTTAACAGAAATCCTGATATCACCGAAGAGGAAGTTTATGCTCCTTTTTCAAAGCTGGTTTATGATCGTATTATGAAAAATGAAAGGGGTTAAAAATGAGCAAAAAAATTGGTAAAACTAAACAAGATGAGCTGATAAAAGTATATTCTGCAGCTGGTAAGTATGTTGTAGAGATTGATAATGTAGTTATTGGTAAGTTTGAAGAACCAGTAGAAGCTGAAAGAGTTGCTAAAGTAGAAATGCTCAGAAGTTATGGTTTAAATTATGATCAAGCTAAAGAATTGGTTAATTCTAATGTGATCATCAGTTATAATTTTTTAAATGACTGGAAAAAAGACTCTAAAAATAAAATTGAGACTAAAAAAGTCGGCGAAAAGTGGGAGATAATTATCAACGGTACCAGGAGAGGAAAGGCCGAAACCAAAGAGGACGCTGAAAGAACAGCAGATTATATTTTAATTTCACAGCAACACCCTCACTGGACTGTGCAGCAGTGCTGGGACTATGTAGATCAAGAAAGAGGATTTAAAAATTAATCAGGGGGTATTTATTTAAATGATTACTAAAAAATATGAAGAAATCACTGATCAACTAGAATCTAATAGTGAATATAGAAATCTTGAAGACAGATTAATAGATTTAGCAGATGAAGAAGCAGCAGAAAAAGTAGTTTGTACTGTATCAGATTTGAGAGACGAAATTATAGAATTTGCTTATTTAGAGGGTTTTGCAGCAGGAATAGAAAAGAAAACACGAGAAGAATTTAAAAGAAATATAACCAGTTATTTAAAAACAACTGATTTATATGAACTTTTAGATTCATTAGATTTTACTAAAAAACAAAAAAATGCCAGCTCCCAATAAAGAACTGACATAATTCGACATTAATATTATACACTATTTTGGCCCTGATGTAAAAGTCAGGGCTTTTTCTTTGCCTGATCAGCGAGTGCTGGTCGTGTTTTTTATTTGCTATCATTCAAAAGCTCTTTCATTTTTTCTACAGAAATTCCTTTTTCAAGATCTCCATTTTTATTTCTCCAGGTTATTTTGGCAGCTGCTTCTTTAACAGTATATTTACCACTTTTCACTTTATTTCCCCAGTATCTTTTTCGATAGTTATAATCATGCTCGCATTCAGAACGAGATGAAGTAGTAGATAAAGGTGGACAATAAAGTTCATTTCCATTTTCAGCAATAAACTCTCTTCCGCAATATTTGCAATTCCTCATTTCTTTAGATTTTTTCAATGAATCAACTAAATAATAATAAACTGCATTCATTAAGTTTTGAGAATGTTTTTCTTCAATAACTGCTCCCTTATTGTCTATAACAATTTTAGGTTCTATTTTCTTTATTTCTTGATTAAGAACTCTAATAGCTGGTGAATAGTTTGCCTTTTTACCAGTTTTACTGATATCAGACTGGGCTTTCATAAATTGTTCTATCTGTTTTATTTGTTTGGTATTTTCTAAAAAAGTTAATAGGTGATCATAACCAACCTCTTTTTTAGATTCTAAAGGATTTATT